TTTCAGACCAGTTATCTCCGGCTGCGGCTGCCTCAACGTAGCTGCCGATAAAGGCGGGATCGATCATTTTGGTTCGAATACCGACTATACCATGATATGTGCTGGTCCCATCCCCATCGATACAGGCTTCATCCTCTGCTGTTGCAAAAGCCAGGGCTGCATCATTCGCCAGGTCATCCGCCATGTTGATTATCGAGTCCTCGCTGATTTCACTGGAAATCCGAACAAGCACACCCCATTTTTTGGCGGTCAGCTCAACATTACCCCATGTCTGCTGCGATTCGGTGAATGCGGCATTTTCACCGACCGGATGCGCGGTCAGGCCACCCGTTTTCTTGGGTTCGTTACTATGATCTGAGGCCATCGGTTTAATCCGGCAGTTTCTTCGGGCCGAACCATATTCTTCCCGAAGATCGATAATTGTCTGCTCGAGTTCGTCCGGAGCAAGAAAACCTCCGGCTGTATTGATGGATTCGCTCATCGCCCGGCTGTCTATTTCTGTGTCCTGGCGAATTTCCACACTATGATCCCTGCACCATTGACGCGAGGGCGCATGATTGAAAAGAACGGAGGCAAGAAATCTTCCGCTTCGATAGGCATTGATTTGAGCCTTTGGCCCTTTGAACGCCCGAAGTTGTCCCGCCCGATATAATTTCGGTCCGGAGACTTCAATTTTACCGCCCGTATCTATTGCCTGGTCGCTTTGACGATCATTCGGTTTTTCCAGCCTTCTTTCAGCCGCTTCAAGTTTTTCTTTCCTGTTGGCCGCCTTTTCGAGTCGTTCAGCTTCTTTCAGATGATTATCAAATGCATTGGCCTCAGCCTCGGTCATTCCGCGACCTTCCGAATCAACAAGATCCTGAATATCCCGTGCGGCCTCAGCCTCAGCGTTCGCCTTTTCCCTGATTTCTATCACATTCATTGTTATTCTCCTTAAATTGACCAAAAGAAAAAGGCCGTCGGTTTTACCCGGCGGCCTCTGTAACAGGCTCGTGGTCACAGCACTCGGCGGAGAGCTACTCCGCCTGTGCCTGCTTTCTTCTGGCTGTACTTAAATTATTCCTTGCTTAACTAACACAAAATATTCCGCCGGATACTCGGCCCGGCTTACCCTTCACAGGCATTGGCCTGTTTGATTCTGTTTATTATCCTCCCGGCTTTTCGATAACCACGGCGGATTTCTCTCTGCCTTTCGGAATCGATATATTCCGCACCGCCGGTTTCATTTTCACCGGGTTTATTGTCCGTATCGGAATTTCCTTCCTGCGAACGTCCCGGACCCGGCCTTTCCTTTCTGCGCATTTCACCGCCGCACTCCGGACATTTAATGTCCTTGCAATGATCGTTCGTCTTCAACGTGTGACCGCACTCGATACATTCGCAGGTATATTTCTTGCCTCGTGATTCTTTAATTTCCGGATGCTCTTTTTTGAAAATATCAAGCGACCTGGCCGCCACGGTCGTGTCCGGATAAGCAGGATACGTCACCGGGCCGACGTCGAATAATTCGCCGACTTTAATAATCGTCCGCTGGACCGTGCCGTCTTCGTTGTATTTCCAGTCATCTTCCAAAGTAGTGAACGAAAAGCTGCACCCCGTAATGTCCCTGCGGCGGATTTCCTCGACCGTATCTTTTCCGGTCGTCGTATTCGGCATGTCATTCTCGAAATTCAGGCCGACGGAATTGATCGAAAGCCGAAGCGTTCCGCTGGTGGTCCGGCCTAAAAGCAGATTGGGATCGTGATTTTTCAAACATCGAATGTCGCTCTTTTCAAGCGCCTCGTCGAAAGCTCCTTTTTTTATCCTCTCGGTAAATCCTCCCAAATCGACCGAACATTTATTGAATTTTGCCGCATAACCGGTTATCTTCGGCTCATCGTCATCGGTTACCCGCAGCTCGACATCCTCGACAGGAACCACACGTCTCTCTATCCCGACCGGATATTTACGCGAATTGTCCCATTGACTCTGACAGACGGCGTAACGCTGTTTCTCATCTTCATATTCCTCTATCATCGCGGCATCGCCCATACACCTGTCCATAAAGTCATCGTGCGATTCATCTTTTTTAGGTTTCGGCATCGGCATAACAGCCTCCTATTCTTTGCATTGTCAGTTCCGCCAGCTCTTCGGCCTGCGAAATCTGGAACCTGTTTTCCTTATTGATTTTCTGCTCGATCATCTCTTCGAGCATTCGTTTCGTCTGTCCCGAATCGATCCCGTTGACCGCAGCCCACGCATTGACCGAATCGAACAGTACCTTAGATGCCCAGTCGCGGTGGCCGGGCCAGAAATCACCGTTCCTGCCCTTGGCTGTGGCTTTTATCTGCTTGGTTAATATTCGCGACCACTGCGCTGTTATCCATGCCCGGTGGGCTGCCCGGCTGTCATCGTCTTTCGTATCATCAGGTGATTTGACTTTGCCCGGATCGCTTCCGGCCGGCCTGTAATTCATAGGCTCAAGGTATATCTGCCCCTTGCCATCCGGCAGCGGGTTCATATTTTCCTTCTCACGAATGTCATCGGCACACAAAAATCCCGAATCCCGTCCTATCTTGTACGCCTGGTAACGGCTGCTTATATCGCCTCTAACCAATCCATCAACCAGTATCTCGCAGAACATATTGCCGTACTCCGACGGCATGAACAGCTTGTAATTGCATTCCTGCTCCCACTTGCGAAACCAGTAAAGCATTGTCGTACAAACAAAATCCAGTTGTAATTGCTCGACGTTGTTGTACTTTGAAAATTCCATCGAACCGAGCTTGTGCGGCGGGATCTGGAAGATTCGGCTGCAATCGTCCACATTCCATTTCTGGACCTCGAGCGCCTGGGCCTTCTCGGGATCGATACCAATCTTATTACACTTCATTCCCTCTTCGAGAATCTGCAAACGGTGTGATTGTTTCAGCCCCTGGTGTGCCTTGTTCCATGAATCTGCAAGTCTGTTGTGAGCCTCGGTTCCCATTTTATTCGGATGCTCTAAAACAACACCCGGCGAGGCATCGTTGCCGAAGAACCGCGCGCCGTACTCCTTGACCGCTATACCGTACCCGATTGCCTCTTTATGATATGTCACTACATCGTACCCGGTATATCCGTCGAAACCCAGGCCCTTGATATGCAGCACGTTATAGTCCGGCAGCGTCACAGTACCGCCCTTCGGCAGCCTGACTTCATAATATGGCACACCCTCATCAGTCATCTTTCGCTTTGTCATATTCGGCAGCAGCGGCCATAACGCCATCGGCCTGCCCGCATTATCCCGCTGGATCTCCGCGTAACCGTTGCCGTAAGTAAGTACATGTCCCTGGCGGGTCTCAATGAATGTAATGGCATCCATGTAAGGGTTTGGCCGGTCGTGCAGCAAACTGTAAACACGGTGATCTGGCCGGCGCTTCTTGCCGCCATTTTCCAGCCTTTTGTAAACCAGAAATGGAAGAGAAGCGACCGTCCCGGATATGATCCGCACCGCCGACCAGAAAGGCGTATATCTCAAAGCCGATTTCTGATTGACTTTAACACCGGCCGAGGATTCGGCACCATCCAAAACCCAGTCAATCAGCCATTTGGCCGGGTTTGCCGTACCGCTTCGTTTGTTTATCTTCGAATCCAGTACTTTACAGATTGCGCCCATAATTCATTTACGATTTACGATTTACGATTTATTATTTTTTCAGCGAATCCGCAGTCAGGCCCGCTCCTATTATGAACAGTCCCAGGCATATTCCCAGCCGCGGGCCCTGGTAGTACATTCCCGCCGAAAGGCCGCACATTGCTATCCCGATTAAACCAATCAATTGCCGCATCTTTTATTTTTTAACTTTTTACTTTTTACTTTTTACTTTTTACTTTTTACTTTCTTTATTCCCCAATCGTCAGAATCCCGCGAGTCTCATAGACCGAAACCTGCTCATCAGGCGCCTGCATCGCCCTGCCGATTGCCATTATCAGCATTACAATTCCATCTATCCGGCCTGTCGATGTCTTTTTTAACGGTTTTATATTGCTCGCTGGTGAATGATCTATCTCAACAGTAACATTCGCCGCCATCCACGCCAATACCGGGTGGCCGCCGTGCGCCAGTTCCTTTGCCAGCAGCATCTTTTCCAATTCCTTACTTGGTAACGACATCGAGGCAAAGCCCTGGCCGAAACTTACAAACTTTTCCTCCGGGATTCCTTCCTTTATAAATCTCTGCCGCTCACCTTCAAAACTCCATCGGTCAAATGCGATTTCTTTAATATTAAACTTTTCAGCATCATTCCAAAAACTGCCTCTTATTGTCTCATAATCAATGACATTGCCGTCAGTCAGCGTTATCAGCCCCTGCCGACCCCATGTAATATAAGGCACCTTGTCGCGGTCCTCTCGTTTCTCTGCATTATCACGCGGAATAAATATACGCGGCAGAAACCGCCACATAGAATCGTCTTCGGTAGGTACGAACAGCAATCCGTAACCGGCGGTATCTGAATTATTAGATAAATCAAATCCGGCATAACATTTTCTTCCAATAAGAGAATTTTCATCCACCGGAAAATCACAACCGCTCCACAAATCAGCAGGCAGCCAGAGAATGTCCTGATCGGTTTGAATATTCAGATCCAGTCTCTTGAATGTGTTTTCATACGTGGGTGTTTCCTTCGCCTTGCGGCATTCTTTCTGCATATACTCAATACTCTTACTGACATTCAAATTAGGATTGGCTTTCTTCCACGTCGATACCTTCGTCCAGTCATCTTCCGGAAATGCCTCGTAGATCACAGGAAGCAGTGTCGGATCGTAGCCGGGCTTGTTTTTGTCGCCTTTATTGTCGCGGACCCTGCATGCTTCTTTATATTTCTCGTTGCAAATACTTTCCCTTTTGTAATCCGCAGTTGTTAAATATATTATAAACGACTGTTTTCTGTTCAACGATGACATCGCCGTTGTAAACACATCGATAAGCCTGCGGTTCGGCTGTACGTGTAGCTCATCAACAATAACACCATGCGGATTTCCCCCATGTTTGGTGTTTGCATCGCTTGATAATACCTTAATAAACGACTGGTCCTCTTCTCTCATTATCGTTCGCGTTGATTTGTATGGGTGAACACGGGCCGACATTTCTATCTCGTTTTGCTGCATACCGTTTATATGCCTGAATGATAATGTCGCCTGGTCCCGCTCACCAGCAGCACAATAGTCCTGCTGCCCCCCCTCATCATCCAGGAAGAAAGCTGCATTCATAATGGCGGCTGCAAGGGGAGTTTTCCCGTTTTTACGCGGAACATATATAAAAGCAGAACGAAATCGCCGAACCTGGCGGCCGTAAGCATCTATTCTCTGCCAGCCGAAGAAATTAGCCACAATCGCTTTTTCCCAACGCTCTAAGATAAACGGCGAGCCGGCCAGTGCCCCCTCGATATGACTGCAGCACTGCTCGATAAAATCAATATAAAATTGTGCGATTTCCGGATCAAACCAACTATCTTCCGCCTGCAAAAACGGATCATAGCCTGGCAGCGAGCACAAAAGCCGCTGCCAGGTCTTGTTCGCCCCGCACCCAAGCTTGTTTTTCTTCCTTTTTCGTTTTTTTGTGGCTGTAGCCATAAAATCGAAATTCTTAAATTAAAAAAGCCCCCATCCATCGAAAATCTAAAATCTCAGATTCCCGATGAACAGGGGCTTATAATCGCTTATCCTTTGCCGGATCGGCTATTCAATTGTAAAGAGCTAAACTATTACCCGCCGCATATGACCGATCTTAAAATCCTTCACCTCGCCATCCACAACGTTTATTTCTACATTTATCTGTCCCGTGAAGTCATCTTCTGCTCCAATATCTTTCAATACCCACTCGATCAGCGTATTGTTCGCACTGATTTTGTCGTAATCCCCGCCACTTGTCAATGTTTTTTTTGTATTTTTCACATTAATTCAATATTTTTTTCGACAGGATTTACAGGTTTTTTCACCACGAAGAACACGAATATTAATTAATCAAAATCATATCGATGTATTTCATACAACTCTCTTGTTTTCTCGTGCCACATACTTCCTTTCATTAGTCAATAATCAATTGAAAATAGTCAATCCTCAAGAGCCTCTCTTTTCAAAAAATCGCGATTTATCCTTACCCTTCGGCTGCTTCGGCGTTACCGATATTCCCGTCCGGGCCGCCGGTGACATGCCCATCGCATCCAGTGCCTTTTTCATCTTGTCCCATGCCGTATTTCGTATAGCTATCCAGGGATTCGGGTATTCGTAGCCCTTTGGCGAGGTAATCACCTTATCACAGCCCTTCTTCATTAGTTTCTGGCACGCCTCCTTCCATTCACCGTAATAATAGCAGTAAGAAGCCAATATCCCCCGGTCGATTTCAGCCAGCATCCCTATTTTCTCAAGGATAGGGATTATCCTTTTCCATTCCTTGTGCGCATCGCCCGTCAGCCACTGCGGCCTGGCCGGCCGCTCGCAGGGTGTCTTATCGTCGGCCCTGGTCCCTGCACGCCAGGAACCACGCAGTTTCAATATCGCCTTCGGTGTCGGTTTCGGCCCGTGCCTGGACATTTTCTATTTCCTGTTTTTAAAATGACTATTGATTATTGATCAAAGGTCTGCTCTTTGACATAATTTAGGGCATCACCAGTTTGATTGACAGCCTCAAGACATACAGCCTCGGTCTGCTCTTTGACATACTTTAGGGCATCACCAGTTCGATTGACAGCCTCAAGACATACAGCCTCGGTCTGCTCTTTGACGAACGCCAGGGCATAACCATTTTGATTTACAGCCGCAAGACACATCGCTTCGGTCTGCTCTTTGACGAACGCCAGGGCATCACCATCTTGCTTTACAGCCGCAAGACACACCGTTTCGGTCTGCTCTTTGACGTATTGAAGTGCATCGCCATTTCGATTTACCGCCTCAAGACATATCGCTTCGGTCTGCTCTTTGACGAACGCCAGGGCATAACCATTTTGATTTACAGCCGCAAGACACACAGCTTCGGTCTGCTCTTTGACGAACTGCAGGGCGTAGCCATTTTGCCTGACAGCCTCAAGACACATCGCTTCGGTCTGCTCTTTGACGAACGCCAGGGCATAACAATTTTGATTTACAGCCGCAAGACACACCGTTTCGGTCTGCTCTTTGACGAACAGCAGGGCGTGGCCTTCTTGTCTGACAGCCTCAAGAGCTTCCTTTTCTGAATCTATTGTTTTGACTTTGCTTCTATCTCCACCGACTTTTTTTAAGAATTCATCGAACGTCATTGTGTTCTCCTTAACATTGATTATTGACTATTGTCTATTGAATATTTCCCTTCGTGTCCTTCGTGGTTAATTTTACTTTCAGCCAGTAATCGATTATT